AGTACCAGATCGACTACATGGATCTCACGCTGTTCAGCGTTGGCCAAACGGCGGCGGGCCAGACGGTCACAGCCGCCTCGCTGACGCTGTCCGTGAACGACGTGCCACGGGGTTCTGTCACCGTATCCATCGGGTGACACATGGCGTCTCTGACGCAAGGCTTCTCCGTTCTCTTCAACGGTTCCGCGCTGTCCGAAGTCTTTTCGGTCACGTGGCAGAAGGGCGGCGGCATGCCTACCGACCGCAGTGGCACCTGGAGCGACAACCTCGGCACCTTCTCGGTCGAGGCGTTTGCTCCGATCTCGGCCACGTATGGACAGCGCGGCACCTACAGCGTCGGCGGCTTGACAGGCCAGGCAGTATGCACATCTGTGGGTGGCACCGCACAGGTGAACGACGCCCACAGGTATTCCGCAACCTTCCAGATCGTGAGCTGAACACATGGCGTTGACGAAAGAGCAGATCCTGGCCGCCGATGACTTGGGCCTCCTCGAGGTGCCGGTGAAGTCGTGGGGCGGCAGCGTGTATATCCGCGTGATGAGCGTGGCCGAGCGCGATGCCTACGAAAACGAGTGGATTCGCAACCGCAAGGCTGGTATCGAAAGCGTGGACAACTTCCGCACGAAGTTCCTCCAGAAGGTGCTGTGCAACGAGAGCGGCGAGCTGCTGTTTACGACCACTGCGGACGTGGACGCACTGGGCAACAAGTCTGCCAAGGTGATGAGCCTTCTGTGGCAGAAGGCCATGGAGCACAACGCCCTCAGTGAAGAGGACGTGCAAGAGCTGGGAAAAGCCTAAACGCCAGGCCGACGCGCCGATTCCTCTTCCGCCTGGCGGCACACCTCGGCATGACGGTTAAAGAGCTCGGCCGGCGCATGGACTCGCGCGAGCTCTCCGAGTGGGTGGCCATGCACCGCTTCTTCGATCCGCTGCCCGATCCGTGGCGGCAGACGGGACTGCTAGCCAGTGCCGCCCTTGCGCCATACTGTCCGAAGGGCCGCACGCCTAAGACCGAAGATTTCGTGCCGGTTGAGCGCCCGCCGCAGCACGAGACTCAGATCATTGACGCCATCGAAAAGGCCAAGGCCCGAATGGCAGAGAAAGGCATCCAGTAATGGCTACCGTCCTCGGCTTGGCGATGAAGATCACGGCGGATGCCAGTGGTCTAAGCCGCAGTCTGACGCCGGTGGATCGGGCGTTGCAAAGGCTCGGCGAACAGGCGAGCGCATCAGCGGCACTGTTTGACCGCTTCCTCGGCAGCACGAGCGGGGCATCGGCCGCTCAGCGGCAGGTGGCCACCGACATTGCATTTCTCACGTCGGCCCTGAAGACGGGCCAGGTGACGGCGCAGCAGTTTGCAGACGAGTTCGCCAAGATTCAGGCCGGAGCACGGGACAGCGCGGCAGCGTTTGCTGAAGCCGCTTCTGTCACGGAGCGTTTTGCCACCGCCCAAGAGGTTCAGGCCCAGCGTCTGGAGCGACTGACGCAGCTCTACGACTTGGGAGCATTAAGCCTCGACACATACGTGCGGGCCTCTGCCGACGCCATTGGCATCAACGACCAGGCCGCCCGTGCCGAGCAGGAGCGCGCCACGTTTGCAGCCCGTGCGGCACAGCTTCAAGACCAGGCCCGCACGCCACTGCAACGCTACGACGCCGAGGTGCAAGAACTCGTCACGCACCTGAACTCCAGCAACCTCTCGCAGACGCAATTTAACTCGCTACTGAACGAAGCCACGCAACGTTTCGTACGTGCCGAGTCGGCAGCCAAGGGCTACGACGCCGCCGTGGATAGTGCTGGCTCGCGTGGCAACCTCGGCTTTGCTGAGCTCGCCGGCACGCTGGCTATCCTGCCCGGCCCGATCGGCAACGTGGCCGGCCGCATCTCTGGCATTACGAGCGCAGCCGAGGGGCTGAATCGCGTCTTCGCCAGCGGCGGCGGCATTGGCCAGTTCGGGGCCGCTATGGCTGGCCTGCTCAATCCGACAACCCTGGCTCTCGGCGGGCTCACTGCCTTGGGCGCTGGGGCCGTCGTGGCGGGCCGCAATCTCGTGCAGCTCGAGGGCGAGGTGGAGCGCCTGGGGCAGTTGGCAGACCGGCTCGGCGTGTCGTTTGGGTTTATCCAAGTGCTGGAGACGGCGGCCAATCAGACCGGCGGAAGCGTCGAGGAGTTGGGCGGCAGCTTCACGAAGTTCCTGCGTACGGTGGACGACGCCCGTGATGGCGGCAAGAGCGCAGCCGAGGCGTTCCGCGATCTCGGATTGAGCGCTGAGGATGTGCGGGCCAGCAATCCAGAGCAGCTGTTCACGCAGGCCGCACAGGCTATCGCAGAGATTTCCGATCCGGCCAGGCGGGCCGCCGCTGCCGTTGCGTTGTTCGGCAAGAGCGGCGCCGAGCTGCTGCCTGTGTTCCGTCAGATCGGGGCCGCCGCTGCCGATCTAGAGCGAATCGGTGGCGCGATCACAGATCAACAGCGAGCCGACATCGAAGCCTTCGGTGATGCGATGGACCGGGCTGGCGTTGCCGCGCAGGGCTTAGAGAGACAGGTGACGAGCGGCTTCGCCCGCATTGGCCGCAGCATTGCCGATAGCGTGGCTGAATCTGTTGGGGCGATTAACCGCTTCCTGCAGGAGCAGCAAAAGTTCAACGAGGCATCCGACCTTAGTCGTGCCGAGCAGGGCATCGGCACGCTGTTTGAGCCGATCGACCAGCTGCGGGCCAGGCTGGAGCGTGCCCGCGAGGCGAAGGAGCTGCTGGCCAACCAGCCGCTCGCCGAGTTCGTGGCTTCGCTGGGAGACGCGGGCGACGGTGCCGTGCAGCTCAACGAAGAATTGGCCAAGGCCCTGCAGCAAGCGTCTCAGTTTGGCACCGCTGGCACCGATGCCGTATTCGGTTTTGCGAAGTCGCTGGAAGACATTTCAGCTGCCGCCGAAGGGGCTGGCCTGTCGGAAGAGCAGCTGGCCCGCGCCGTAGCCAACTCTCGCCAGGACTTTGAGCGGCAGATCGACTTGCTGGGCCGCGAGGCTGATGCCCAGAAGCAGGCAGCCGACGCTGTGAAGAAGGCTGCCGACGATCGCGTGCGTGCTGCCGAGAGACTGATCGAAGCCGACCGCCAGCGTGCCGATGCCTTTGTGCGACAGAACGGCCTCGGCAACGAAAGCGAAGCCGCAGAGAACCTGCTGGCCATCACGCGGCAAATTGACGAAGCCGAGACGGCCATCGTTCAGGCCCGCGCAGCCAGCGACCGCGAAGCCGAGCGGGCAGCCCTCCGGCGGCTGCAGATCCTCGAGCAGGCCCAGGCCGCCGCCCAAGACACGCTCGACTTCGGCTTCAATGCCAACGACATCCAGCAAGCCATCAGCGGCTCGCGCGAGCAGATCGACGCCGTCATCGCCAAGGTGGGCGAGTTCTCGAACGCAAGCCGGGATGCCGCCCAAAACCTGCAGGGCGAGCTGTCTGACCTCGGCGTCACGGTTGATCTCTCAGACCTCGACAACGCCCGCCGTGCCATTGATGGCCTGAACGGCGACTTGGCGAACGCCGGCCTTAGCGTGGACCTCGGCGCGATTGGCGACCGCTACGGGCAGGCGGGCCTCGCGGCCGGCGTTGAGTTCCAGAAGGGCGTGGAGGCCGCACGCCAGCAGCTGGAAACTGGCGTGATCGGCCCGGCACAGTTTGACGCGGCGATTCAGAAGCAACAGGATTTCTTTGACGACCGCTTGCAGCAGCTTGGCGAGATCCGCGACCTGGAGCTGCAGATCATCGAAGAGCGGGCCACGCTCGAGCAGGAGCGTCTAGAGGCCCTGCGGCGTGCATCGCAGAATCCGCTCGTGCTCAACGACATCCGCACGCAGGAAGGCGCGTCGGAATTGGTGCGTCTCGCCACGGGCCGCGAAGACCCTGCGATTGCTGAATACCGAAAGCAACTTGACGCACTGCGCAGACTGGAAAACAAACTTGATCGGCTGGCCGCAGCGCCCGTCGATATTCGTGGGTGAAGCATGGCAGTAGTGAGCACCAAAGAACTCGGCCGCTCGTTCTCGCACCGTTTTGGTGAAAGCCCCACGGCGCAGATTCGCATAGCGTTTCTGCTCGACGGCGCGACGCCGACGCAGTCCATCATTTCGTCTGGCGGATACGTCCACGGTACGCCGCACCCAGAATACTCCTACATGCTCTGCACCGATGGCCAGGTGACAGAGTCGAGTGCCTATCAGGCGGAGGCCGTGTACTCGTTCGCCACGCCTGCGGTTGGCACGGCCGGGTTTGTTCCGAGCCCACTGGGGCGTGCAGACGTGTGGTCGTTCTCCACCAGTGGCGTGGCGATCCCTGCGTTTCGCCACTACAACGGAACAGGCAACAGCGACATTAAGCCGCTCATCAATACGGCCGGCGACATCATTGAAGGTGCCCAGGCCATTGAGGGCGAGCTGCGGCTGACAATCGCCGGCAACCGTGCCACGTTCCCGGCGGCCAACGCCATCGCCGTCACTGGCGCACTAAATGCCGACAACTATCTCGGGGCCGCGCCGTATCAGTGGCAGTGCCTCGGGATCAGCGGCCAGCAGACCACGGAGGTTGTCAACGGTGCCCAAGTGACGTACTGGCAAGTGGCCGCAGAGCTTTCGTACAAGCAAAGCGGATACAGCCTCTACCTGCCAAACGTAGGCTGGAACTACATCAGCGGCACTGGCGGATCAGCCAAGAAGAAACGCTGCTTTGTCCTTGACGAGAACGACGAACGCATTGCCTCGTCCAATGTCATGGCGCTCGACGACACCGGCGGCATTCGATTTAACAACGACTTCACGGGCTCTGGTGCCCCGACGATTC